ACCATTCTTTGGTGCCATTTGCGTATTCAACAGCAGGGCCATCGGTGCGGTGGAGATTGCCATTCAACCACCAATGTTTGGTGCCATTGCCATCTGTTTCACAAATCGGTTTATTTGTCACGATTTAATTCTCCACCAAAACTGGTCTTTTGGGTCAGGAAGAACATCTTCCATTGCAACTAGTTCGTTATTCAAGTACCAATATTTGTTGCCGTTTGCATTTTCAACAGCAGGACCATCTGTTCGATGTAGTTCGCCATTCAAATACCAAACTTTGTTGCCATCTATCCATTCAATAGCAGGGCCATCAGTGCGGTGTTTTTTGCCATTCAAATACCAACGTTTGGTGCCGTATTTGTCTATTTTACAAATATTATTCATAATGGAGTATATGATATGATATGGGTGGAGTCAAGTATAAATTATATTGATTTACAGTTAGGGCCGTGCCATCGTTTATACATTTTATCATTATAACGCAAGTGATTACTAAAAGTCTATATAAAAGAAAAGGGAGAAACCCTAAAGTTTCTCCCTAAATCTTGCGTTTTACCTAAGTAAAACCACTATATGTATTGTATAACCTTACTGGAAGGATACGTTACTTACAGCGATTTCGCCCAAGTAGTCACCGGCATTACCAAAACTCGAAGCAGTGTTGGTCAACTCAACATAACCGTAACGGGTCATGAAGCTAACTACTGGTTCGAAAGTTGTTGGGTCTAGGACCGTACCGCTGCTCATTAGCGGGATATACGGGCAATAGAACGCTGGTGCGTCTGTTTCAGAACCACCTTTGAAACCAACCAATACTGGTGTGGTGTCAGAAGCATATGTATCAACATAAATCTTCATGGTGCTGTTTAGTGTACCAACAAACTTCTGGTTTGTTGGGCCTTCGAAAGTACCTTCAGTTGTACGTGCGAATGCTGATGTTGAAGCACTCTGTAGAACTGTTAGCATTTCAGAAGAAACAACTGCCCAGTTACCAAGACCACGGCGAGTACGCTGACCGATCTTGTTTGCTAGACGGTTGATTAGAACAGCAAGTGCTGCGTGTTCGTCACCAACGTATGTAGCAGTACCGGAAACGGTTGCTTGGTTGTATGTGTATTCTGTTGCAGCTAGTGCACGAAGTGATGCAAGAATCTCTTGGTCGATTTCAGAAGTGATTTCTTGAGCAAGTGCTGCCATTACTTCTGCTTCGATGTCGATTCCGTGCATTGCGTCTGCGTCTTGTGCAGCTTCGAAAGTCCAACGTGCTGATAGCTTACGTGTTTTAGCTTCAACAGGCTGCTTTACTAGCTGGATAGACATACGCTGACCCGGATCACCTTCTAGAGTAGCAGTGTTAGCCGCACGTCCAGCGTTGTTCGCGTCTGTAGTCGTATCTGCACCAGAGTATGCTTCAGCAACTTTGAAAGGTGATAGAGCTTCTTCACCAGCGGTCGCACCAGTCGAACCAGTTGAAGTAACTGTGTCGGAGTAACGAACGCGTAGCGTGTGAATCTGAGCTACCGGTCCCTGCATAGGCTGAACACCAACAAGTTCGTTAGCAATAGTTGTAGGCATAACACGACGAATAACAGGCAATATTACTCGGTTAAGAGTTGCGATGTTACCATGTGCTGTACCGCCAGTTGTTGCTGTTTCGGTAAGTAGGTGCTTTTTTGTGTTCTCAAGAATAATAGACATATTCTTGCGTTGTGTGCCGTCTAGACCTTCGAGCAATGCTCCTTTGGTCTCATTCCAACGGCTTTCTAGTAGTGGTTGTGACATTTGTATTGTCTCCTATTTTTACTTAATGCCAGCCAATTTACGCATACTGTCTAACTCAAAGACATCTGCTTCTGGCTTTTTATGTGTTTTATCCCCAGTTTTTTCTTGACGATTGTTTTCGTTCACCATCTGCTTAGATGATTTGGAAGACTTTCGCTCATTCAAGAGTGCTGGTAGATATTTGTCGAATGCCTGTGTTAGTTTCTTGGTTTCTACGTTTTCAAGAAGTTCACGCATGGCAGTTGCTTTCTCACGGTTTAATGGTTGTAGAAGTTCTGACATAACCTTCTGGCGCTGAACACGATCAAGTGTCATACGCAGTTCGCGATCCTTGCTTTCAACGAGGCGAGCAGCTTTCGAAACCTTGGTACGAGATTCGTTTACAAGTTTTTCATTAGCAGCAAGCTTCTTCTCAAGCTTTTTGATTTCAACATTTGTGTTCAGGTGTGAAGTGCTGAACTCAGAAGCAAAGGCTTCGAACAAGCGACGACCGAAATCGTTCTTGCGTGATGCTTGGATGTCTTCTTTTAGTTGATGGAGTTCGCGAGAAAGGTTTTTGGAAACTGCGGTTTCAACCAGCTTAGCGGAACGCTTGATGAACTCCTTCTGAATAGTAGCCATTTTGGACTTAGCTTCGGTAATAAGTTTTACCTTAGTTTCAGCCAACTGCTTCTTGTCAGTTTGAAATTCTTCAATCTCTTCTGCTAGTGCTTGAACCATAAAGTCTTCGAACTTGCCCATTGCTTTCATCTGCGCCGAACGATCTGAACGCAGTTCTTTGATTTCTTCAGCTAGTTTAGAAACCATGAACTGGTCAAAGCGTTTTGCCGCTTCAGTCATTTTCGTGTTGAACTTTACACGATCATTAGCAAGTGCCTTCTTTTCTTTGACGATTTGCTTTAGCTCACCGTCTAGACTTTCAGTTACCATTTTGTCAAGTGCTTCAACCATCACAGTTTTGTCGTGATTGTACTTTTGAGCAAACTCTTCACGGAGTTCCGCTTTATTTTGCTCTTTGATTTCGCCAACTTTTTGCTCCCAAGCTTCTTGAATTGCTTGGCGAGTTTCTTCGTTGACAATATCACTTTCTAGTAATGGTTTTAGAGCCTCAAACATATTGTTTTTCTCCTAAAGTTTTAGGTCTTTAATAAGGCGTATAACGCCCTCTTGTAGATATTTCTGGACTTTTTGATCTTCGCCGGTCGCTTTGGCGATTTCCAGAACCTTGTGACCCCCACGCATATTCATAAGACCTTCATAGATTGCCATTGGATATGCATCGGGTGCCGATGGTTGAGCAACAACATCAACAGTTACGATTTCAAAGTCAGAAACTTTTCCATCTGCCTCGTTGACGTTTCCAGAACCTCTGGATGAGACGCCCAACTTAACTCCACTCTCCAACATGGTTTGCACAAGCTTGCCCATTGGAGTTGGAATAATCTTTAGTTTACCGTAACCGTCTGCACCTTCCATCCACATTGATTCAATGAGGTGGGATACGCGGTCTAAGTTCACTTGCAAATCATCTGGATGATCGACTTCACCCAATACTGATTCGCCACTTTTTAATCTTTCGGTGATCTGCTGAACAGCACCGGAAATCTCGTTAGTCGGATATACACGTTTGTTAGCGTTCAGTTGATCGCCTTGAATACATATACCTTTCATAAAGAGTTCCTTACCTTCATTAGACGTTTCGACAACGATCTGTGCCTGTTTGAAGGTAAGGTTTTCTCTCAAATAAGAAGCCATTCTATATTTTCCCTCTCCGTTAGGAGTCTCTCTTAGTTGTGACTCTTAGCTACTGGACCCTTGCCTTTGCCTGGGTCTTCTTTTTTAGCTGCTGGTGCTTTTGCTTTAGGACCGTCGCCATTCTTTTTACCGAGGTCACGAGGGTCCATGCCGTCTGCATAGCTACCTACGCTTGGCTTTGAACCTTCTTTTTTGCTACCACGGCCAATGTCGATGGAACCTTTTTCACGCTTCTTCGCAACAACGTCTTTGTTGTTAGGAGAGAAGCTTCCGCCAGTACCAACTTCTTTGTCACCAGATGGTGTGTCAACTTTCTCTTTGTATTCGCGAACAAATGACTCTTCAGTTTCCTCTTCGTCACCTTCATCGTCCATATCAAAGTCGTCCATACCATCTTCTTCTTCTTCGTCGCCGAAATCCATTCCCATGTCGTCAGCACCCTCTTCGTCTTCGTCACCATACTCGCCGCCGTCAACGATTTCGTTGAACTTAGCTTCTAGGTCATCAAGAGCGTCTTCAAGGTCTACAACACGGTCTTCAATATTTTCTTCGCCGTCCATTTCCATGTCGTCGCCGTCCATTTCCATGTCCATGTCGTCGTCGGTGCCGAACTCATCGCCACCAAATTCGTCTTCGCCTTCTTCTGTCATACCAGCTTCGTCAGCTTCGATGTCATCAACAAAATCTTCTGCTGGAAGGTCATCACTGAACTCGTCGTCGTCATCATCGTCGTCATCACGGAAGGACTCTTCAACTTTATCGTCGTCGTCGTCCTCATCTTCGTCATCAGACTCTTCTAGTTCTTCTTCGTCTTC